CCCGGTCGCCCCGCCCGCTCCCTTCGAAGGAGGAAAACCCTTGCTGGCAAAGGACTTGCGCGAGGGCGCCCAGCTGCTCCAGCCGGACGGCTCGGTGTTCTACGTGATCACGAAGGTGTGGGCCGACCACTTCAGCGAGAACGGCGCCACCACGCCGATCGTCGGCGCCTCCGTGCGCTACCACGACGGCGGGACGGCGGACCGCGTCTTCCAGCTGGACGCCCATGTGCCGCACGTGCTCCCGGCGGTGGCGTGATGGGGACGACGATTCAACCGCTGACCAGTGAGGAGGTCGAGCACCGCGCGCTCATGGCGCGGCTGTTCATGGACAGCCCGCTGGCCCAGCTGAAGACGGCGGCGGAGCTGTACGCCGTGGACGCCCTGCGGGGCGACAAGGACGCAGACCCGGCATCCGCTGCCCAGTGCCTGGTGGAGCTGGGCCGCCGGGGCGAGTGGTCCGAGGAGAACGCCCTGGCAACGCCTGAGCGACGCAAGCTGGTGGACGCCTACGCCGACGCCACGGAGGCCCAGCTGACGATCCTGCTGGGTGGCCTGCCAAAGTCCGGCTTCACCACGGCGTACGTCGCCTGGAACGTCCACCTGATCCGCGCGGAGCAATGGCTTCGCGGGCATGAAGCTCGCCGCGAGCGGGAGCGGAAGCTGGCGCTCGCATGAGGCGCGTCATGGTGACGGGCTCGCGCACGTTCGGCGTGTGCCCGCACCAGCCCCCGCACGAGGACACCCCGGACATGTGGGTGCCGGACTGCTCCGTCATCCGCGAGCACCGAGAGATCATGATCCGCGCTTTCGTGGAGCACGGGCTAGCGACCGACGGAGACCCCATCGAGCTGATCCACGGGGACGCCGTCGGGGCGGACCGCCTGGCGGCCGCCATCTGGCACTTCTACGGCCTGGGCCCGATCACCGCGTTCCCGTACGTCAAGGAGCTGGGCAAGGCGGGCGGCCATGCGCGCAACGGCGTGATGGTCGCGCACATGCCGGATCTGGTGCTGGCGTTCCACCTGAACAACTCGCGCGGCACCGCCGACGCCATCCGACAGGCGAAGGCTGCCGGGCTCACCGTGGAGGTCTACCCCCGATGACGCACCGCCTGAGCCAGACCCTGGATTGCGACCGCGCGCCGACGTGCAAGGCGACGTTCCGGCTCGGCCCCGGCGAGCGCCTGAACGACGCCCGCGAGCGCGCCCGTCGCGCCGGCTGGTCGATCGACCGCATCACCTTGAAGAGCCGCACGATCGTCCTGGACTTCTGTCCGGCACACACGAAGGAGAGCCAGTCATGAAGGTGTTCGGCAAGCTGGTGCCCGAGATCGAGGAGCGCCGCGCGGATGAGGTCAACGTGGGTGACCGCCTCGCTGGCGGGGCGTACCAGCGTGCGTCGATGGGCAACGCCCGCGCCGGCGAGGTCGTCCTGGACGTTCGCCACGACGGCGGCCTGATCTACATCGTCGGGGACCGCGCGCCGGGCTACGCCTGGACGCTTGCCCCGGAAGAAACCGTGATGATCGCGAAGGAGAAATGATCATGCTCAACCCCCGAGCCCTCGCGGCCGCCGTCGTGGCGACCGGCGCGGGCGCCGTCATCTACCTGGCCACCGGCCAGCAGGCGGCCAGGCCGGCTCCGGCCGCCGACCCGGTGCCCGTGGCCATCCCGCCGGCCGTCACCGAGGTGCCCAACCCGCGGCCCGTGGTCCCGGCGGCTCAGCAGCCTGCCGTCTCGCCGACCGTGCCCCCGTCGACGCGGCCCGCACCCAAGCGCGCTTCCGCGGTTCCCGCCCCGACCACGAAGGCTGCCGAGCAGCCGAAGCGCGCGGCAGCCCGCACGACGACGCCCCCGACGACGCAGCAGCCCCGGCCAGCCGACACCGAGCCGAACGGCACCGGCGGCTGGCAGCTGCCCGCCTGCTACGACCCGTCGTGTGCGGCCGACCCGAGCCACGGAACCGGCACGGAGGCGCTGAACGCCGGCCCGCTGGGCGCGGCGGGCATCGTCAACACGATCGCGGCGCTGATCGGGCGCGGCTGATGTTCAACCCCGGTGTGGACCCGATGAGCCCGAACGTGATCGAGCACGGGCCGGAGGCGCTTCGAGCGGTGGCCGCCGGAGATGGGCTGGCCCTGGACCGGGCGCTGTCCGGCCTGGACGCGCTCGACCTGGCCGCACTGTGGGAGGCGGCCCAGTTCCTGGCGGACGCGGTCCGCCTGAGTTCGAGGTGGCGATCATGACCGAGGAGAGGAGTAGGCGATGACGCCCTGGGAGAACGATGTGGCGGAAGCGATGCGGTGCGCGCTTGCTGGCCGATCCGAGAACTGGCCGGCGACCGCGCGTGTCTTGCACGCGGAGGTCACCGAGCTGCGGGCGAAGCTGATCGACCGGCTGGCCAGCGAGCTGAAGCGCTGCCCGGAGTGTGGGGCGCCGGCCGACTCGGTGGAGGTCCCGCCGAACGGTCCGGCGAGGTATCGCCACGGCGAGCTGTGGCACCTCAGTGCCGTTTGACACCCCCCAAAATGGGGGGTAGCATCGACGCCACGACAGCACCGCGGGTGCTCCGGCCGCCGGATGGCACCGGGCCGACGGCCGGAGCCCGCACCAACCACCACCCGAGAGAGGCGTCATGCCCGACACCGCGATTCGCATCGAACACTGGACCTGGACGAAGGTCGTCACCGACAAGGACGTGTGCGTGGCCACCGACGCGTCGCACCAGTTCGCCGCCACCGTGGAGCCCAGCCCCACCGAAGTCCGCGAGACCGTGAAGGCCACATTCGCGCTGGAAAACCCGCTGGCCTTTACGCGCTCCGAGCGCTACGGCCGGAGCGAGGGCCAGAAGGTACTCCCCACGAAGCTGGTCGTGGAGTTCGGCTCCGAAAACGGCGGGGAGTGGAAGATCCTCGGGCACGGAGGCGTCCAGGTGATCGCCCACAACCTGCTGAAGTCGGGTGGCCTGGGCATGCTCGCCGACGTGCACCCGACCTGGATTCCGGACACGCTGCGCAACCTCGCGGCGGGGGCGGGCCTGGCCTGGGTGGTCAGCGAGTACCCCCGATGATCGGGCTGTACCTGATCTACCTGCTGTTCAAGGCGATGTTCTGGTGGTTCGCAGCCATGATCTGGCTGTGTTTCGCCTCCGCCGCCTGGATGCTGGTGCTGACGACGGCCGTCCTGCTGGTCTGGTTCGACCGGAAGGCCACGATCCGGCTGTTCGCCAGCGCGACCCGCGTCTTCGCCCCGCCCGCCTACCTGCGGTCCCGTCGCTCCCGTAGATCCCACACATAGCCGACCGCTCGTGCCCCATCTCCCCTACGCTCGCCGGGAGACGGGGCACTTGCGCGTTCCGGGCTCCAAGCCCGATCCACCGCGCTGGCGCTCTAAGCACCGACACGGCCCCCGTCACCGAGACGACACGGAAGGGGCCGATCGTGGACCCGAAGCGCATTGCGGAGATCCTGGGGGATCTCGCGAACGCCAGCGAAGCGGACATCCGCGCGGCCCTCGCCGCCCTGGGTGCACAGGGCAAGGAGCTGGCCGCCAACCCGCCGACCGCCGACAACGTGGACGCGCTGAACAAGGTGGTGGCCGACGCGAAGACGCTGTCCGCCGCGCTCACCGAGAAGGCGGAGCTGGCGAGCAAGCAGACCGCGGCCCTGGCCGAGCTGGATGGGGTGCACGACCCGTCGCGCGACCACGTGGACCAGCCGAAGCCGGAGAACACCACGGACGTGCCGGAGCCGAAGGACGCGGGGGCGACCACGGACCCGGGTGCCGACACCCAGGACGGCGACGACAAGGGCGACGCCACGAAGAAGGCGCCGGCCAAGAAGTCGCGTACCGCATCCGGTCTGGGCAAGATCGGCAAGGACGGTTCGCCCGAGCAGGATGGCCCGCGCGGCGGCGTCGTCCAGGCGACCACCACCGTGGCCGCGGGGGTGCCGGGCTTCGCCGGCGGGACCCAGCTGACCGAGGACGCGTTCGTGAAGGCGTTCGCCGCGGTCGCCCGCTCGAAGGGCAACGGCTCCGCGAACATCGCGCACGTGGAGTTCGCCTACCCGCCGGAGCGCTCGCTGGGCGACGACGCGGCGGTGAACCAGGCGCGCATCGCGGCGGCCACCGATGAGCAGGCCATCACAGCGGCCGGCGGGCTTTGCCTGCCGCCGGAGGTCCGCTACGACATCAACGTCCTGGGCGTGACGGACCGCCCGGTTCGCCAGGCGCTGAACGTCTTCCGGACCGAGCGCGGAATCCTCCAGTACCGGGCGCCGTTCGACGCGCTGGCGATGACCAGCGGCCTGGGCCTGTGGACCCAGGCGAACGACCAGGCGATCGTGGTCCCGCCGCCGGACCCGGACACCAACACGTACAAGTCCTGCTACGTGGTGAGCTGCCCCGGCGTGCTCGAAGCCTCGATCTACAGCACGTACATGTGCCTGGAGTTCCCGAACATGACCGCCCGGTTCGACACCGAGTGGGTCCGGGCGACGACCCAGGCGGCCCAGATCGCGTGGAGCCGGTTCACGGAGAACAACCTGCTGTCGCGCCTGTTCTCCGCCTCCAAGATCCTCAAGGGCATGGGCCCCGCGGTGTCGGCGGTGGCGGACCTGCTGGCCACCTACGACCGGGTGATCGCCTACTACCGCAACCGGCACCGCCTGAACTCGCGGGTGGCCCTGCGGACGATCATGCCGCAGTGGGTGATCAACCTGCTGATGACCGACCTCGCGCGCCGGTTCACCATGGCGTCGCCGGGCGAGCTGTTCGGCATCGCCCAGTCCGAGCTGGAGCGCTGGTTCTCTACCCGCGGCGTGAACGTCACCTGGCACCTGGACGGGCTCGCCGGGGCGACCGTCTCCACGGTCGTCATCGACCAGCAGTTCTACGACGACACCGCGGCCGGCCAGGTCGTGCCCCAGTACCCCGACAACGTGGACAGCCTGCTGTTCGTGGAGGGTGACTGGCTGCTGATGGACGGCGGCACGCTGGATCTGGGCCTGGTGCGCGACTCCGAGCTGAACAAGCGGAACCGGTACCAGACCTTCATCGAGACCTTCGAGGGCGTGGCGTTCACCGGCAAGGAGTCGCTGCGCATCGTCCTGCCGCTCCGGCCGGACGGCTCCGCCGCGGGCACGAAGGCAGTCCCGGCCGGCGGCTGGGACGCCGTCGCCTGATCGCTTCCGCCCGGCCCTCACCCCGACGGGGGGCCGGGCGGTTGACCAGGCCCGTCCGCGAAAGGAGATCAGGTGCCTACGTACTTCGTCGAAGTCCAGGCCCCGCCGGCCGCTGCGCAGAATTCGGCGAACCTGCTCACGTCGGCCCCGCCGGACAACTCGGGCGACTGGGAGAACGGCATCTCGTTCCTCGGTGAGGGGTGCCCGTCGCTGGAGGTCTTCGACCCGTGCGACGAGACCGACGACATGGACGGCACCCCCGGCCCGGTGACCTTCCTTTCGCCGCTGGGCTACCGGCTCACCAGCGAGTGCACGACGCTCGGGGTGGACCGAGATGCCGCGATCCAGCGGGTGACCCGGCAGGCCAACGCCGTGGCGTCCTTCGCCATCGCGCGCGAGCTGGCCGAAGGCGCCGGGACCCAGGCGGCTCCGTTCGACGTGGTGGCGCACGGCGAGACGGGCGTCATGAACCCGTACTTCGCCGACGGCAACGCGGAGGAGCTGACCGCCGCCACGTCCCTGCTCCAGGGGCTGGGCGCGCTGGAGCAGGCGGCCCGCGAGAAGTCCAAGGGACAGCGGGTGTTCCTGCACATCCCGATCGTCATCGCCACCCAGGTGGCCGCGTCGCTGTTCAAGGTCGGCAACGAAATCCGCACCGCGACCGACGCCGTGGTGATCGCGGATGCGGGCTACACCGGCAAGGGTCCTGGCGTCCAGGCGGGAATCTGGGGCTACGCAACGGGTCCCGTCTTCACGCGACTGTCCACTGTGTCCCCCATGGGCGACGCGGCCGCGACCATCGACCGCCGGACGAACCGGCAGAAGGTCTGGGCCGATCGCCTCTTCGTCGCTGGATACGACCCGTGTTCCAGTGTCGCGATCAAGTTCCCGTGACGGCTAGAGGAGAAGGATCATGAGCTACGACGGAGCGGGAACGCTGTTCGCCCTCGGGGTGCGCGTCGCCAAGCTGGACGTGGACGGCAAGCCCACCGTGGGTACGACGAACGCCTACGTCTCCGACGCCCTGGTGAAGGTCGAACTGGGCCTGGAGTACGAGGACGCGAAGCAGGTCACCCAGCTGAACGGCTCGGGTGTCGCGTGCGTCAACTACCAGGCGCCGTACACGCTCAAGCGCGGCTCGATCAAGGGCCTTCAGGTCTGCACCCCGGACCCGAATCTCCTGGCGTTCCTGATCGGCGGTGACGTGATCAACGACTCCGCGCCGACGCCCAACCAGATCGGGTACCGGGCCCCGCAGACGGGCGTGGAGGAGACCCCGAACGGCGTCTCCCTGGAGTTCTGGACGAAGGGCGTCATCGGCTCCGCGCTGGCCACCGTGCTGCCGTACTTCCACTGGGTCATCCCGCGCGCCTTCCTGATCCCCTCGGGGTCGTGGGTACTCTCCGGCGACGCGGCCATGCTGCCGGAGTTCGACGGCTACAGCGTCCAGAACGCCGGCTGGGGCTCCGGCCCGAACGACGACTTCGACAGCCCCTCGGACCGCGTCTGGCAGTACGTCCGCGAGGCGACCGTTCCCGACCTGGATGCCGGTCTGGTGCCGGTGGTCGCGCAGACGCCGTGACAACGCCGCTCCCGATCCCGGATGTCCCGCCCGCACAGGCCAGCGAGATCCTGTGCGGGCCGTGGGCGTCTCCGAGCGACGTGCCGGAGACCTTCCGCGGGCGCGCGAGCACGAACCAGTGGCTGACGATCCTGCTGATGGCGTCCGAGCTGCTGTACCAGCTCACCGGGCACCGCTGGCGGGGATCGGGGTGCACGGCCACGGCGGAGATCCGCTCGCACCCCTACGGCGCAGGGAGCGGCACGTGGCCGTTCCAGGACATCGGCGCGTGCGGCTGCTGGCTTCAGGCGCCCGGCCTGAGCTACGCCACGAACTACGCCGACGCCTGGTTGTTCAACGCGGCCTGGCGCGGTGCGCACCCGCGGCCGCTCGCCGTCGACCTGGACGTGAGCGCGACGGCGATCACCTCGGTGACGCTCGGGGACGGCACGCTGCTGGACCCGGCCGCGTACCGGCTGACCCCCGCCGGCTGGCTGGAGCGCGTCGACGGGCTCGGCTGGTCCGGGTGCGGCGAGGAGGGCCCGACCACCGTGGTCTACGAGCGTGGCGTGAACCCGCCGGTGGGTGGCATCACGGCGTGCGTCCAGCTCGCCATGGAGCTGGTGAAGTCGTGGTGCGGTGACCAGGGCTGTGCGATCCCGCCGAACGCCTCCACCATCCAGCGCCAGGGGATCACGATCACGCTGGACGTGTCGAAGTTCCTCCAGGAACACCGCACCGGCATTCCCGCCGTAGACCTGTGGATCGAGTCGGTGAACCCGCGGCGGAAGAACGGCACGCGCCCGCAGCGGCAGGCGGCCGTGTGGAGCCCCGACCTGCCGACGGCAACGCGGATCGCACCCCCCGCCTGATGGGGTGACATTGGTCTACGCTGGCCCGCATGACCGATGACGCGCTGACCAGGGGCCACGATCCCTTCTCCGGGCATGAGCCGCCGCCGATGCCCGTCGACACCCCCAAGCCCGAGAAGACCGCGGAGGAGCCGCCTCCGCCGCCGGAACCGGCCGAGAAGAAGGCTCCCGCCCGCCGCGGTCGTCGCCCCCGTCGCACCCCGCCGCCGGCCAAGGCCGTCAGGACGGAGAGCACCCGCCGGAAGGCGGGCGGACAGTGAAGCCCAGCCAGCTGCCCGGCGAGCCGCCCGACCTGCTCTCGTGGGCGGAAGGCGTGATCCCGGCGCTGGTGACGTACTTCGCCAACCACAACGTGGACCTGCCCGCCCGCCGGCGCATCGTGCCCGGCCAGCTCCAGCTCGACTCCTGGGATTGCGAGCAGGTGTCCGTGGGCTTCGCCGGGATCACCGACCCTGGCCGCCAGGGAACCACCTCGGGCGCTCCGCGCACGGGGACACCCTTCTCCGCGCTGAAGCGGCGCCAGGTGGCCTACGGCATCCAGATCGTCCGGTGCGCGGGCGACTGCAATGGGATCTTCACCACCGACACGGACGCCTACGGCGAGGTGGGGAAGCAGATGCTCACGGATGCGTCGCTGCTCTCCCAGTTCATGGTGGACATGGCCAGCTCGCCGCCGTCGTGGCACCCGAAGCAGATCAACGCGGACGCGGGCGACGTGGTGCCGATCGGCCCGGAGGGGAACATGTACGCCATCGAAGCGTCCGTGATCTTCGACCTGATGGCGAGGGTGGCCGGCTGATGGCACGCACGGTGATCACGGGGCGGCGAGGCGAGGTGAACGATGCCCGGTTCGCCCGGTTCGTCAACGACCCCGACGGCCCGATCCGGAACGAACTCCGCCGCCGCGGAACCCTGGTGCAGCAGTACCAGATCCGGCGCGCACCGCGGCGCACCGGCCGGCTGGTCTCGACCTCGCGGAAGCGCGAGACGACGCGCGGCCCGCTCCGGCCGGCCATCGAGGTGATCATCGGCAAGGAGGGGCTGACGCCCTACCTCGGTTACATCCTGTTCGGCACGCACGCGCACGTCATCCGGGCCATTCCGAATCGGCCGGACGCGCACCTGCGCTTCGTCCAGGGCGGCCAGATCCGGTTCGCCAAGGAGGTCATGCACCCCGGCACCCGGGCCAACAACTTCGTGCGCGACTCGCTGAAGATGGCACGCGGGTGACGGATCTCCTGCTCGCCCTCACCTGGCTCTCCGCCGTGCTTGTGCTCGCCGCGGTGGTCACCCTTTTTCGAGCTGTATCAACGATGTGGAGGAAGTTCATGCCGAAGACGTACGGGCCGGACACGGTTCCCGAGGTCCCGCGGATCGAGTTCGACCTGCGGGCGATCCACGAGAACCCGACCACCGGCGAGAAGGAGATCAAGGTCCACCACTTCGAGGCAGCGCCGGACCCGTCGGCCGGCGACTTCCACCGCTTCGCGCTCGCCGCCAAGAAGGGGGGCGGGGACCTGCTCATCGTGCTCGGGGACATCATGCCCCGGATGATCGTCAACGACGACGGCGTCCCGGCCCAGTGGAAGTACGAGGAGCTGCCGCCGAAGGTGGTCCGCGAGGAGCTGCCCGCCCCGCTGGAGCCGGCCGCGGGTGGGCTCCAGGTGGTCGGCACGTACGACGACGGGGCGCCGGTGCCCCACTTCCGCGGGCCGGACGGGCGGATCTACTCCGAGCCGGAGCGGAAGCGGTTCGAGGAGTTCGACGCGGGCAGCTCGCGGCGCCGGCTGTACCACCTGATGTTCGTCGACGAGAACGTTAAGGTGCACATGCAAACGGTCGCGGAGATCATGCGAGACCTGTTCGAGGCGGCGGGAAAAGGCCCTGGGTCCGCCTGAAGACCCTCCACGCCATCGCTAACTCCACGTACCGGAACTACTACACCAACGGCAAGCTGGCCATGGCCGGGATCGGTCCGCGGACACGGCTCGCCGACTGGATGGACGCGGTATTCGTCATCCTGCTGGAGACGCCCGTTGAGCAGATCAAGAAGCTGGAGGAACAGCTGGCCGTCGCTGACGCCCAGGTGGACCCGATAGCAGCTCGCGAGAACTGGGGCGCCACTCCCGAGCAGCAGGGCTTGGGCGGCAGGCTGATGGAGGGCTGACGAGTGCTGATCGGGGAAGCGTCGATCCGGCTGGACGCGATCGCCGACGACCTGAAGCGCACGATCGACCGGGACATCAACGAGGCACTGGCCGGGGTCAAGATCGACAGCGACCCCCTGGTCAAGATGACCCAGGACTTGAACAAGGCGGAGCTGGAGCTGGTCAAGGCGGAGGACCAGCTCCAGGCCGCTCACCGCGGCACCCAGGAACTCGAAGCCCGCTTGATCGACCTCCGGCGCGATGGCACCGCGTCGACGAACGAGATCAGCGCGGCGGAGCGGGCGCTGACCCGAGCCCGCGCGGAGGAGTCGGTGGCGGCCGACCGGGTCACCAACGCAACCCAGCGGCTGGCCGGCGCGCACGGGAATCTCACGAAGGCCCAGCGCGACGGCGAGACGCAGCAGCGGTCCTGGGTTCGGTCCGTGCTCGGATCCTCAACCGTGCTCGACAACGTGGTATCGAAGGTCAACATCTTCGGCCGCCGCACGAAGGACGCCGGAGACGAGACCAGCCGAGCCAGCCAGAAGATGCGCGACAGCGGACGTGACGCCAGCGGCCTGGGGCGCATCCTGGACGGCGTGCTGGGCGCGGCCCTGAAGTCGCAAACCGGTCAGCTGTCCGCCTTCGGTTCCGTCGGAAGCGGCATCTTCTCCACGCTCACGAGCAAGGCCGTGCTGCTCCCGGCCGCGCTCGCACCCCTGCTCGGGGTGATCGGGGGCCTGATCATCGCCTTCCCGGCGCTGGCGACCGTGGGCGTCGGCGCGCTCGCCGCCATCGCGCTCGGGATCGACGGGATCAAGCGGGCGTTCAAGCCGCTGGAGGACGACCTGACCCGGCTCAGGACGGCCGTGTCTGCGTCCTTCGAGTCCGCGCTGGCCCCCGCGGTGGCAAAGATGCCGGCCTTGTTCGCCGCGGTCCAGCCCGGGATCCAGCGGATGGCCCTCGCGCTCGGGGGCACGGTCACACAGCTGACCAACATGCTCACGACCAGCGAGAACCTGCGCAAGATCACCGCGCTGTTCGATGAGCTGTTCGGCTTCATCCAGGGGATGCAGCCGGGGATCAGGGCGTTCACCCAGGGCTTCCTCAACCTCGCCGTCGCCGTCGCACCTCAGCTCCGCGAGCTGGGCGCCGCGCTGGGCTCGATCCTCACTTCCCTCGGTGAGGCGTTCAACCGCCTGGTCCAGCTCGGCCTGGTCGGGCCGGCGATTGACGGGCTGGCCCAGGTCTTCCGCTCGATCGGCCAGCTCCTCGGGCCGATCCTGGAGCTGTTCGGCCGGCTCGCGGCCACGCTCCAGGGCCCGCTCGCCACGGTGATCAGCGCGATTGCGGCTGGGCTCCAGGCTGCCATGCCGGGGCTTCAGGCGTTCGCCGACGGCGTCGCGAAGGCGTTCGTCGCGCTGGCCCCCGCCCTCCAGGCCATCCTTCCGCTGGTGGGGCAGGTGGCCGGGCTGATCGGCGGCGTGCTCGGGATCGCGATCCAGACGCTGGCCCCGCCGCTCACGAAGCTGATCGAGGGGCTGGCCGCGGGGCTGGCGCCGGTGCTGCCCAAGATCGCCCAGGCGTTCGCCGACCTGGGCGCCGCGCTCGCGCCCGTGCTCGATCAGCTGGCCGGCGTGCTGGTGCAGGCGCTCCAGCAGCTGCTCCCGATCCTGCCTCAGCTCCTGGGTGCGATCACCCAGCTGGCCCCGGTGTTCCTCCAGCTGGTCGAGGCGGTGCTTCCGCTGATCCCGCCGCTAGTCGAGCTGGTCGTGGCGATCCTGCCTGGCCTGATTCGACTGTGGCTGCTGATCCAGAAGCCGATGCTGGAAACCGCGGTGCTCATCCTGAACAAGGTCGTCCCCGCCTTGGTTTCCTTCCTCGGTGTCGTGACCGACGTGGTGACCAACGTCGTCAATTTCTTCACCGATTTCGACACGAATGTCAGCAAGATCTGGTCCAACATCGTCAGCTTCTTCGAGGGAATCGGCGAATCGATCGGCGGATTCTTCAGCGGAATAGGTGAGCGGATCGTCGGCTGGTTCCAGGCTGGCGTGGACTACCTGGCGGCACTGCCTGGCCGGATTGGCGAGTGGCTGAGCACGCTTCCTGGCATCGTCGGCAACTGGCTCCTTGAAGCAGGGCGCGCGATGCTGAGTGCCACGGTCGAAGGAATAGAGTGGGTAATTGCGGAATTCATCGCATTGCCTTTCCAGATCTTGGCGGTAATCGCATTCCTTGGTGTGCAATTGTGGAATGCACTTACCACCGCGTGGCAGTTCGCGGTGACGGCTATCACGAATGGCATCATCAGCGCCGTTAACTTCTTCCGCGAATTGCCGGGCCGCGTGATCGAGGCGGTCTCCTCCCTGGCTGCGCGCTTCTTCGAGTGGTGGGTCTCCGTGTGGAGCGCGGCTGCCCAGGCAGTCGTCTCGGGGATCTCGAACACGATCACCTTCTTCCGCGAGCTGCCCGGCCGCGCGATCGCGGCGCTCGGCTCGCTGATCGGCCAGCTCCGGCAGCTGTTCGTCAACGCCTGGAACGGCGCCGCGGTCGCCGTCGCCGTCGGCGCGAGCAACGTGGTCGGCTTCGTGCGCAGCCTGCCGGGCCGCGTGCTCGAAGCCCTGGGCAACATCGGCAGCTTCTTGTACAACGCCGGGCGCAACATCATCCAGGGCTTCATCAACGGCATCAAGGCCGCAGCGGGGGCGATCGGCGGCGTGGTCTCGGACATCCTGGGCAAGGTGCGGCGGTTGCTGCCGTTCTCGCCGGCGAAGGAGGGGCCGTTCTCCGGCCGCGGCTGGACGCTGTACTCCGGCATGTCGGTGATGGAGGCCCTGGCCGAAGGTCTCCGGCTGGCCGGCAACCAGGTCGTCGACCAGGCGGCGGCCATTGTCGGCAGGGTGCAGGACGCCCTCAACATCACCCCGACGGTCGGCGTGGGCGAGCTGAGCGGCACGCCGACCGTCCCCGACCTCTCCGCGGCCGGCGCGCAGCAGACGACCGCGGAGGCCCAGCTGCTCGCGCTCCAGGCGCTGGTGGCGAGCCTGACCGCCCAGGGCAAGACGCTCCCGGCGGACCTGGCAGCGGCCCTCGAACAGCTCCGTGTCGTAATCTCCGCGGACGAAGCGGACAGCGAGCTGAAGAAGGTCGACCAGACGAACCAGCGGAGGCGGTAGTGGAAGCGCTGTACCTGGGGCCCATGGGTCGGCTGATGAAGATCGACGTACCCACCACCGGCTACTCCGCCGCGCTGGTGGAGTACGGCGCGGAGCACGTGCCGCTGTCCGGCCGGCGGACGAAGGACGTGTTCAGCCGACGCCTGGAGTACGAGATCGAGACGGACGGGCTCACGCCGCGGGCAGCAGCGTGGCTCGAAGCGCTCTACACCGAGGCGATCAGCGGCCCGCACTACCTGCGGGAGAGCACCCGAAAGAACCTGCTCCGCGCCCGGATCTCCTCCACCAGCTCGGCCCCGCTGGCCCTGAACGCCATCCAGACCGACTGGTCACTTCCCGGGGCCGGCGACTCGATCGCCTCGGTGGCCGCAACGACCCTGCTCCTCCCGAGCAACACGCCGGGCGGCGAGCTGGTTCCTGGCCCGTCGAAGGCGCTGAGCCTCACCACGACGGCGGCGAGCCGCACCCTGGTGGACACCGCGGTCATCCCCGTCATCGCGGGCGAGCAGCTGTGTTTCAGCGCGTACAAGCAGTCCGGCGCCGGGGTGCTCACCCTGGAGATCGTGCCGTACAACGCGGCTCTGGTCGCCCAGCCGCCGATCACCGGGACGACGACGATCGCCGGAACCATCCCCCGCCTCTACGTGCCGTACCTGGTGCCCGCGGACGGCTCGGTGGTCGCCGTCTCCGTCCAGCTCCGCGCGGCCACCGCGGGCACCATCGTGACCGACGCCTGGATGCTGGAGAGTGGCAGCGCCGTTCCCACGCCGTGGCACCTGGGCGCCGGAGTCCCGCAGGTGATGATCTCCGGAAACCTGGACATCTCGCGCCATGCCGTGGGCCCGTACTCCGGCTATGGCTACAAGCTGAAGGAGATCTAGCGGTGCAGTTCCCCGCGGACACGGACCTGGCCAAGGCGCTCGCGGTCGGGCAGAAGCGCTACCTGGGCGTGAAGCTCATGGTCGACTGGGCGCGAAATGGGCTGTTCGCCGACGCCAACTCGGACCTTTCGGCCTACGTGGACGAGTGGGACTCGGACCGCTCCCTGGAGGGTGTCGTCCCGGACGAACTCCAGGCGACCGAGGGGTACATGTCCGGCAAGCTGACCGTCAAGCTTTCCGGCAAGCTCGCCGACGGCACGCCGCTATGGAAGATGTTCAGCCCCTACTCCGGTTACGGCACCTACGGCACCGGCGCCGCGCTGAACACCCCGATGTACCTCCAGGTCGTCGTGAAGAGCCCGCTGGGCACCTGGAATATCGACCAGTTCACCGGCTGGATCGACCGGGCGAAGCCGAGCCGGGCCGACGGCACGGTGACGCTCACCTGCCTGGACGGCGGCGGCCAGCTGGAGACCGGCATCACCGTGGACCGCTGGGCCGTCGACCAGTACCGGCGCGAGGTCTACATCAACGACACCGCGGGGAACAACTCCGATGAGGCGCCCGAGTCGTGCACGATCGAGGCTGGCTGGCTGCTCGACTCCGCGCTTCGTCGGTCCGGCTTCTACGAGGGCCCGCAGTGGCATCCCCAGGCCGTGCACGCCCGGACGCTCCGCGGCTCCGGACTCCCCGAGGTGGGTGCCTGGAACCAGATCCCGATCAACGATTTCGACCCGATCTGGGACTTCGGGATGATCTACTCCACGCCGCACGTCGGGCCGGCTATGCAGGTGCCCGGCGAGATCTGGTCCAAGGCCGCGGGCAAGTACGGTCCCGCCTTCATCGGCCGGTACCGGCTGCCGGGCTGGCGAGCCACGGGCATCCGCGGAATCACGAGGATCAGTTCCGGCTCGAAGGCGACGATCCCCGTGATCGTCACCAACTACGGTCCGAACAACTCGAACATCGTCGGCTGGTCCGGCTGGGTATTCGTCGATTCCACGCTGTCGTCCGATCCCTGGTCGAATGATCAGTTCTACCTGAGCCCGAAGAGCGGGCTCACGCCGGCCAGTATCTTCGTGACGATCAAGCACAAGACGAACGCGATCACCTTCCAGGTCAACACGGATGGCGGCGTCGGCAGCAACTGGGTATGGAACGGGACCCTGGGCGGGGACGGTTGGCACTTCGTCTCGGTGACGTGCCAGTTCACCTCCACCCAGGTCCGTGGCTCGCTGTGGGTGGACGGCGTCCAGCAGATCAACCAGACCAACGGCGGCAAGGTCGGCGCCCTGGCGTCCACGTCGTACACCTGGATCGAGGGCGCCACGAACTCCGTGTTCATGGGCTACCTCGAAGGCCCGATCCAGTACACCCAGTGGATCTACGCACAGGACACGCCGATCGCGAGCTACGTCCAGCCGGTGAGCACGCCGCCAACGAATCCCCGCCAGCGCGCGAGCGTGGACCTGACCGGCCAGCGGCTGCTCCACTTCCCGAACATCGACCAGATGCCCGCGGGGGACGTGGTCCGGGCGCTGACCAACGCGGATCTGGGCGCCTTCTACTTCACCGAGCAGGGCGTGGCGACGTTCGACAACCGGAACACGATCAAGGCCCGGCAGCAGTTCACGAACGTGACCTTCGACGTGACCCTGGACAACGCATCCGACCTGGCCCCCGAGTCTGCCTACCTGTCGGTAGCAAACCGGATCGGCTACACCTCGAAGCCGCGCGTCGCCCAGCCCTGGCTCCACGCCTTCGAGGCCACGAAGCCGGATCAGTTCGTCATCCAGCCGAACGCGCCCCGCCGATTCCCGGTCACCCTGAACGATGTACAGGCGTACCGCTGCGGGCTGGTGTCGACCCGGCCGTTCGCACAGGGCTACGACGTGGGCCTCTCCCCGCCCACCCTGTTCTGGCAGGAGTACATGCAGCACTACCAGCCGAGCTACTGGGAGGAGGGAACGACGCCGTACGAGCCGGGAAGCCGGCCGTCGAACGGGCCGCCGCCACAGCTCGGCAACGCCTTCGTCTTCGCGCTGCCGGGATGGTTCAACGTCGACAACAACAACCGGCACCTGCGGATCGCGTGCGGCAACACGAACGCGGCCACGGTGGCGCAGTTCTCGATCGACGACACCACGCCGTTCCTGATCGTCGGCGGGACGGTCCTCCAGGATCGCCCCTCAACCACCGAGTCGATCTCCGACGCCACCTCGATCGCCCGGTACCGCGAGCGCGTGTTCAACCTGCCGGCCGACGACTGGCACCAGGACATCACCTGGCTGCGCGTGCTCGCGCAGTCCTTGTTGGTGGACACGAAGAACCCGACGACGAACTTCCAGGACATCCAGGTGGTGGGCGACCCCCGCCGTCAGCTCCAGGACGTGTGCCGGATCGTCGACCCGGACAGGGCCGGCGGGCTCCACGGGCTGACCGGCCAGACCGTGGCGTACGCGTCGGTGGTGAAGATCCGGCGGAAGTTCCAGCGCTCCGGCGATGGCGCCAAGCTGGTCGACACGCTGACGCTGCGGGTATTCGCCTGACCAGGAGCTACACTGGCGTTGCCCTCCCCCTGGGCAACCGTGCTGGGCAGGTGCGGTGGTTCCTCCAGCAAGGCCCCCGGTGCAGCGACCGGGGGCCTTCGCACGTCACCGGTACTGACTGCGCCGCGGGCGGGCAGCGGGCACGTGACCTGCCGCCTGCTCCAGCTTTCGCCAGAGGTGCCGCTGCGCGCGATCAGGCAGCAGGCCGTAATCGCCCTCCTGGTCCAGGATCACCCACTTCCGGCCGCGGTAGAGCACCGGCGTGGCCGCCATCGCGTCGTCTTCCACGTGCGAGGACAGCAGGTAGCCACGTGGCCGCGACCAGGAGGAGTTCTGGTGCACGCTCCACGGGGCGCCGTTGTGTACCTCGGGATCGAGCGCGAGCAGGTTGCACAGCGAGTCGGTGAGGGGCCGGTACGTCCCGCCCATGCCCTTCAGGCGCCGGTGGTGCGCATCGAAGGTCTCGAAGTCGAGCGGGCGCGAGCTGATCTCACACAGGCCCGCGCACCGCTCCCACAGCTGGCCTCGGATCTTCGCCCAGTTCGGGTCGGGTCGCTTCTTGCCCATGGTCGGATTCTCCTTGGCCGGCGGTATTGCACTTACCCCCATTATAGGGGGTAAGATGGCGTTCATGGAAAGCACGACGACCCCCGAAGAGGCAGAGGAGAAGAAGGTCCCGGAGGAGATCATGATCCGGACCGACCTCTACGACGCCGCCATGGATCGCGCCGACTCCCAAGGTGAGACGTTGGCCAGCGTGACGCGTGCCTGCTACTTCGCGGCCGCCGCGCTCGCCAAGCCGATCGAAGGCGGCAAGGCGCGTATCCGTCCCCGCCCGTACGGCGAGGAGCGGGAACGCATCCGATTCAGCGTCCCCCGGGCACAGCGCTCCGCGACCCGGGACACCATCGAGGCGGCAGGCATCGGCGTGCCCGCCGCGGTGGAGCAGATGCTGGAGTACTACGTGGAGCACGGAACGATCATCGGCTTCGCTGCGCTGGTGATCCCCGAGCCGCCCGCCACCGACACCACCGACGAAGAGAGCGAGTGATCATGACCGCACCTGCCCAGCCCGTAACCTCCGGCCCCCCGGCAATCCTCGCCGCGGTGGCCGCCGTCATGAGGGCCGTCACGTACGTGCCGAAGGCGGGCCAGTACGACGACGGCCGGAGCACCAAGTACGCCTTCCGGAAGTTCGAGGACACCGCCGCCGCGCTCGGCAACGCCTTCCGCGAGCACGAGATCTTCGTCCAGTCCGAGATCCTGAGCCGCACCACCGACACGGACAAGAAGCCGTACGGCAAGGGCGACGGCTACACGCTGTGGACCCAGGTCTTCGTCACCGTGCGCTACAGCTTCACCAGCCTGGTCGACGGCAGTCGGCTGGAGGTCTCCGCCATCGGCGAGGGCAAGGACTCCAGCGACAAGGCCAGCGCGAAGGCCATGACCATGGCCATGAAGTCGGCGCTCACCCAGGGCTTCATGATCGCCACCGACGACCCCGACCCGGACGCCTCGCGCCCCGGTGACGACTACTCCGAGCCGGTCGGCCAGGGTCGCGGGTACGACCCGAACCAGGCGGCTCGCCAGCGCGCGGCCCAGCAGCGCGAGCAGGCAGCCGCCGCCGGGGTCACGCCGCCGGAGCAGTCCGGCAATCGCGAGGAGAAGAACGCCAAGTGGGCCGCCTGGGTGCACCGCGAGTTCCAGAACGACGCCATGACGCTGGAGCGCCTGGCCTACATCCACATGCTGACGAAGCAGCGTGGCCTCCTGGGCATTGACGCCGCCGGGGTCCCGCTGGAGCAGCGCATCCGCGCGGAGCTGGCACGCTTCGGCTTCGACCCGAACACCGTTATGCCGACGCCCGAGCAGGCGAAGCAGTGGATGGCGCAGCAGGGCCAGGGCGTCACCACGGCCACCTCCGCGCGGCCGAACGACCTGACCACGCCGCCGGATGAGACGGGATACTGATCATGGCTGAAGTGAAGTCGGCCCAGGTCACCATCTCCGAGATCTGGCCGGACCACGTCCACCACAAGACGGTTGGCAAGCACCCCCGCTGGGACAGGGAGCAAGGCGTCATCTGCGCGTGCGGTGACGTGCTTGGCTGGCCGAACCCGGAGCACCGCGAGACCTACAGCCAGCACCTCCAGCGCGTCGCCAAGGAGCAGGTTGACGCGGCCAGTGCACCGGGTCGCGTCAAGGGCGCCTTCGGGACATACTCTCGGCCAGCGCCCGAGCCGGAGGACGGCGAGCCCGCGGCCGCGCTCCCCGGCGACGACAACGCCCCCGAACCCGGCGACTACCCGGACCCCGAGGTCCAGGAGCTGCCCCGGCACGACGACGACCCCGGCCCGGCGGAGCCCGAGGAGGCGGAGGTGGACTGGGGCGAGCCGCCAGCCGACGAACCCGAGCCGGAGCACCTGCCGATTTCGGACGGAGCCTGGGAAGACCCCGCCGTGCGCCAGGCCGTCCGGGCGACCGGCGTCCACAGCATGGTGGAGGTCGAGCTGCCCGCCGACGAAGCCCAGGCCGGGCCGTGGGGCTCGGAGACCACCGCGGTGACACCGCCGCCGTGGGATGAGGTGGACGGGCCGCCGAAGTTCGCCGTCGGCGACCAGGTGGAGGTGGGCGGAATGACCTTCACGAAGCACTCCGAGTCGCCGTTCCCGGAGCACAACCCCGAGCCCGAGAAGCCCTCAAATGAGGGGATCGGCTCGGACGTGGTGCCGTACGCCGGGACCCCAATCATGCCGACGGCGGCGGAGGAGCTGGATCCCCTGACCGGCCGGCTGGCCCCGCTGGACCCGACGCTGCCGTACACGCCGGCCGACGTAGAACTCAAGATCGTGGAGATCCTGCGCCAGCTGGAGAACTCCGAGCTGTTCCTTCGGCAGCAGCTCGCCCGGCTCCACCAGGCGACACACAACCTGGACCTGCGGTACAACCTGGCGATCCGGAAGTCCGACGCTCGGGCGGCCGACCAGCGCAAGGCGGATGCCTGGATCGAAACCGAGAAGGAGCGCCGCGAAGCCACCGAAGCGGAGATGCTGGTGCGCGCCCTGCGCGACTCCCAGCACAACCTCCGCGCCCAGCTGTCCGGCTTCCAGTCCGTGGCCCGCTCCCTCGCGGTGTCGATGGTCAACGCGCTGGATGGCCGCGGAGGTCCGCCTTCCCGGGCGATGGCGGACCAGCTGCCGCCGGAGCCGCGCGCCTGGGACCGATGACCTGCCCCTTCTAGATCAAACAATCGGAGGAACAAGATCATGGCTTTAGGAGATGCACGAATCCAGGCGGTCGGTCGGCTCGGGGGTGACCCGGAGCTTCGTTTCACCCCGTCGGGCGCCGGCGTGGCGAGCGTGAGTCTGGCCGTCCAGGGTCGCGTGAAGAACGGCGACCGCTGGGAGGATGGGGACACCACCTGGTACCGCGTCACCGTGTGGCGCGAGTACGCGGAGAACGTCGCGGAGTCGCTGCGCAAGGGTGACCGCGTGGTGGTCGTCGGCACCGTGAGCGAGCGGAAGTACCAGAAGGATACCGGCGAGGAGGGACGCTCCCTGGAGATCCAGGCGGAGAGCATCACGCCGGATCTGCGTTTCGCCCAGGTGGACATCCGCCGGATCGAGCGTCAGCAGGGCGGCGGCCAGCAGGATAGCGGCTGGAGCCAGGGCGGCGGGCGGCAGCAGCAGGGCGGAGGCGGCCAGTACGGCGGACGCCCGCAAGGTGGCGGCGGCCGTGGCGGTGGGCCGGCCGACGACCCGTGGGGACAGCCCCCGCGCGGTGGCGGCGGCTGGAGCCAGGGCGGCGGCTACACCGACGAGCCGCCTTTTTGATGACTCCCGGCGGCAGACAGGTGCGGGTCTGCCGCCGGTGAGCGCGAGCCGGCATCGTGGCGCGAGCCGGTGACCGCGATCAAGTAGCCCCCCGGGATTGACGGCTCCCGGGGGGCTACTTGTGTCCCCCCAAAATGGGGGGTACGATTCGACCATGACCACCGAACACACCTTGACGACCAGCATCACCGGCCGTCCCGCCGTCTACATCGTGTATCGGGAGGTATGGGCCGACCAGGTCGACAACTACGGCGCCGCCTGCCCGATCTGCCAGCTCGAAAACCGCACGATCGAGTGCAACGTCTACATCCCGAATGAGGACGGCGATACCGATCTTCAGTCGTCGTGTCGCTGCTGCGGACCGACGCTGGTCCTGGACTGGACCTGGCTGGACCCGAGTCGAGACGCCGTCATCGAGTACGCGAAGGAGAAGTAGATCATGACCGAGACCACCTACCAGCCGGTGCCCCACGGGCTCGCGCCGGTGCTGCCCGAGGCGGGCAAGCCCGAGCACCCCGAGTACGGCTCCTGCCCCCACTGCGTCAAGGCCGTGCGTGTCGACAAGCAGGGGCGCCTCCGCGACCACAACACGCCCGAGCTGGCCAGGGGCAACCTGAAGGCCGCGTACCGGTGCCCCGGCTCCGGCAAGAACTACGCGGAGCACGGCGAGTTCGGCCAGATCTGGAACCTGCACACCGGCCGCTGGCAGGACAAGCCGCTGGAGCTGCCGGTGCTGCTCGTAGAGCACCGCATCACGTCGGACGGGCTGCCCGCCTGGACGGTCGCCGAAACGACGGCGTCCACGACCAGCAGGGCTGCCGTGGAGAAGCTGTTCGACGGGTCGAAGTGGCGGATCGAGGTCGTCGACCGCCAGCGCGAGGTGATCGCGCACCTGGTCCGGATCGACGACGAAAACGGCCCCGTGGTGGTGGGCACGGAGAGCGAAGCCCCGATGTTCGTCAACGTGGCCTTCACCAAGCTCCTGGCCCAGCTGGAGCTGGCGGAGGAGGCGACCGCCAGGTGACCGACCAGGAGAAGGGGCTGGCGCTCCACGACGGGCGCCAGCTCCCGACGACGCGGGACCTGCGGACCGTGCTCCGTGAGGGCTTGGACGCCGTCCAGGCGGAGGAGTATGAGAAGCGCGGCGGGGCGGAGGTCGCGAAGCCCGAGGACGCGTACGCGCTGATCCGCCGGTACGCCGCGATGGAAGAGACGGCGGTGGACTACTCGCGCGCCTTCGGCGATTTCGCGAAGGAGGTCCGCGAGCGCTCCGGCGAACAGCTGTCGATCATGTACGGCGAGCAGGACGGCGTCCCCAACGCGGACGCGTCCGTGCCGGACATGGACGGGACGACGATCAAGGTCAAGCGCCAGCACGAGAACCGCTACACCTTCGACCTGGACTCGATCATCTCCGGCGCCGTCGTGCTCATGCTCGCCGACCCGGACGTGAACGAGGCCCTGGCGGAGATGTTCCAGGCGGAGTTCCGAGGCGACCCCCAGACCTCCGTCTCCGCGCTCTCCTGGGTGCTCGGGGAGGCGGTGCGTCGCGTGCTGGCGACCGGCAAGTTCGAGGCCCAGGTGACGAAGGTCAAGAAGCTGGCGGCGGACGCAGCGAAGGCCGGCGACGACAAGCTGGCGAGCACGGTCACCGGGGCGATCGACAAGAAGACGCGGCTGAAGGGGATCACCCTGGACCGCGAGCAACCGAAGGAGAAGTGATCATGCCCGACTTGATCGCCAAGGGTGACAACATGGCCCAGCTGACCATGGAAGTGAGGCACACCCTCGAACTGGGCGGCATGGACGTAGGCTTCACGCTCACGACACCCGAGTACGGAGAGTTCGACGCGTACGTTGCCGACGGCACGAAGGTGACGATTCGCGTGGAGCCGGGTCGATGAGCAAGTCCGACCGCGACGCCTACGACCTCACCGAGACGCCTCAGCGCCGGGTGGTGCTGGAGATGGTGCTGGACAGGCGGATCCACACCTGGGCGGGCGACGCGATCAGCAACGCCACGAACCAGCCGTTGCCGCCGGACCTCCAGAAGGCGTTCCACGAGATCACCCGCGCGGGCCTGGTGATCGGCGAGATCTTCACCGGCGCCGGCTACGCGGCCGCCGTCGACTGGGGCCTTCGCAAGCCCGCGGTACCGAAGGGGCGAAACCGATGAGCGACTTCACCGACGCGCTGGCGTGCGCGGAGCGGGCGCTGTTGCTGGCCCGAGATCTGGACAAGGTGCGAGACCAGGGCTCGCTCTCCCAGATCGCCTCCGGGCTCCGCCGCGAGCTGGACTGCGCTATCCAGCGGCTCTCAGACGGCTTGGACGCGCTGGCGGGTGCCGCGACGGCCGACCACTCCGGGAAGGTCCGGAACGACGCGCTGGCGACCAGCCGGGCGGCCGCGCTGGCCGTCATGCGGCCGGGCTCGAAGCGCGCGGAGGTGCTGCTGGCGCTCTACCGCTTCGGGGACCTCACGGACTACGAGATCCAGGAACGGCTCCAGATGGACCAGAACACCGAGCGCCCCCGGCGCGGCGAGCTGGTGGACGCTCAGCTGGTTGCGCCGGCCGTCTCCGAGGGACGCGTGAAGGCCATCACGCGCGAGCACAAGGGCCGCCAGTGGCAGGTGTGGACCCTGACGAAGCTCGGGGTGGAGGCGGCCCTGAAGCTCGCCGTGGGAACGGAGGATGGCTCCGGTTCAGCGGCGGAAACCATTGGGCCACAGCAGTTGTTCTGACCCCTCACCACGGGGCTATGATCGGCGGACGCCCTACCGGGTGGGCCCGCCCTCCCGGACACCGAGCCACGAGAGGGCAGGCGCAGCGATGGTATCGAACCCGTAACGCGAAGGAGCCGGACCCCCGACCAGGGTCCGGCTCTCCGTGCTGAGGTAGTCCGCCCGAACGGCTCCCAGCTGTAGCTCCCAACCTCCACGAAGGGAAAGCTCCACGTGAGTGTAACAAGCAAGCCCGACAGTTTCCCCCCCGGCGGGAACGCGCGCGCCATCCGGCGGCCGAACGACCGCTTCACCATGCTGGCGAACGCTTTCGTGCGCGACCCCGAGATCCGCCCGGCCGCCTTCCGCGTGGCTGTCTTCGTGATGAGCCACGACACCACGTGGCAGATGAGCCAGGGCAGCATCGCGAAGGCGCTCCGGATGGACGCGGGCACGGTGCGCAAGGCGTTCGGCGAACTGGAGGTGCTGGGGTACCTCCGCCGCGTCGCCCAGACCTCGCACGCCGGCCGCCAGGCGGACCTTCTCGTGCTGAGTCACGAACGTCTGACCGACGACGAGTGGAACACGGAGCTGAGCGTTTTCGCTGGTGAGAGCCCAAGCGGGAAATCCCCGTCCGGGAAAAGCCCGGCAGGGGAAAGCCCGTCCGGGAAAACCCCGGAGCGTAAGAAGACCAATTCCACAGAAGACCATCTTGAAGAGAACACCTCCGCCGCTCCCGCGTCGGAAGCGCTCTTCGAGCTTCCCGAGCAGGGACGCGAGGAAGCGCCGGAGGCCAAGCCGCCCACGATCAACCAGCGAGCCAACGCGCTTGCCGGGCGTCACTACGAGCGGCTGGGGAAGATGGGCAACGTGCCCGCCTTCGCGAAGATCGCCAAGCAGGCGCTGGTCCACGACTGGCCGGACGCCGCTGTCGACGCCGCCATGGCCTTCATCGCGGAGAACAACTGGACCCTGACGGCCGAACGTCTCGCGAACACCCTCCGCGGCGGTCCGAAGCCCGCATCTCGCCCGGCTCCCGCCCGCCCCTCGAACGCCGCTCGCATGGTCGGCAACCAGCGCCTGGAGTTTTGACATGGCACGCAACGCGCACGACATGATCGTGGAGAAGGCCCTACTCGCCGCGATGATCAACCACCCGCGGGAGACCGCCGGGGCCTTCCTGTCCGTGCCCACGGAGGCGTACTACGGGCTGAACCACCAGGCCATCGCCGCGATCATCCGGGAGCTGATAATCCGGAACGAGCCGGTGGACCCGCACACCGTGAACGCCGCGATCCTGGACCAGGGCCTGGCCTCGCGCATCCACGCCGTCCAGCTGTTCGAGATCGTGGAGCACGGAAAGTACGTCGGCGCCGGGGCCGCGCCTGCGTACGCGGAGCGGATCACCGAGCTGTACGCCCGCCGCCGTCTCGCCGACGAGTTCACCCGCGAGATCCAGCACCTGGATGCCCAGTGGGAGGGCGGCGAGCCGACCGACGTGGCGGCCACGATCGAGCGCGTCCGGCTGATGCTGTCGGACATCGCGGCCGTGGCGGCCCCGTCTGCCGAGTGGAGCCCACCGACGCTGGCTGACCTGCTCGCCCAAACCTCGGAGTACGACTGGATCGTCCCGGGTCTCCTGGAGCGCATGGACCGGCTGGTGCTGACCGGGGACGAAGGCTTCGGGAAGTCGGAGTTCGTAGCCCAGACGCTGTGTGCCGTCGCGGCGGGCATCCACCCCTTCACCACCGAGGAGATCGAGGGCTCGCCGGAGCTGCGCGTCACGGTCATGGATTGCGAGAACAGCCCGAAGCAGAGCCAGCGCCGGTACCGCCGGATCGTCCAGCTGGTCGACCACGTGCGCGCCCAGAACGGCCTCCCGCCAGTCACCTGGGACAAGCGGCTGTTCATCGACTTCGCCCCCGGCGGCATGGACCTGCTCAAGGGTGGCGACTTCGTCCGGCTGGAGCGGTTCGTGTCGGCGACCGCGCCGCACGTCCTCGCGGTCGGCCCGCTGTACAAGCTCCACCGCGAGGACATCAACGCGGAGGGGCCGGCCCGAGAGCTGACGGCGAAGCTGGACCAGCTTCGCGAGCGGTACGGGTGCGCGATTATCACGGAGGCGCACGCGGGCAACGCGAAGGACTCGGACGGCAACCGGCTAATGCGGCCGCGGGGATCCTCGCTGTTCCTGGGCTGGCCAGAGTTTGGCTTCGGGCTCCGGCGGGACAAGCAGGATCCCGAGCGCAAGGCGGACGTGGTGAGCTGGCGCGGCGCCCGCGAGGAGCGAAGCTGGCCGGTCGACCTGATTAAGACGCACGGCCAGGGCCTGCTCCCTTGGGGGGCTGGCGAGCTGACGCTTCAGCAGTACCACGACGTACCGGTGAACTGGGACCCGATCGGCGGCTGATGACCAACGCACTCACCCCCCAGTTCGGGGGGTGAGTCGCGTAGGCTGCTGCTGGAGGTGAAGCGATGGGCAACCACTTCGACGACAACCACGACGGCGTGGCCGACGCCTCGGACGACGACATCGGCGCGCTGGAGAACGAAACGATCTTCATCCCCAGCGCGGAGGATGACGCGCCCGAAGAGCACGCCACGATGATGATGGGCCGCGACGAAGAGAATGATCTTCGTGACCCGTGGTTCCACAGCGACGAAGGCCGCGCCTGGCTTGCCGAGCGCGAGGACGCGGCCGCCGCCAGCGAGGCAGGTGAGGGCTGATGGCGTACAAGTCCAGCCCGCGCGGCTCCCGGCCCGTAAACCTGGTCGCCCTGCACACCGCGGAGGGCGCGCGGACGGCGGCCAGCCTGGGCGCCTACTTCTGGCGGGCGGACATCCAGGCGTCCAGCCACGTCGGCATCGACGCCAGCAACACGATGCAGTACGTGCCCTACGAGCGTGCCGCGTGGACACTGCGGTCCGGCAACCCGATCAGCGATAACGCGGAGATGTGCGCCTTCGCGGGATTCACCCGGGCGGAGTGGCTGAGCACCGGCACGGTCCGGGGGTGCGTGAACCCGCGGGCCATCCTCGATCGCGCGGCCGCCTGGGCGCGCTCGCGCTGCCTGGCGCGCGGTATCCCGATGCGCAAGATCACGCCCGCCGACGTGGCGGCCGGCCGCCCCGGCATCATCGCCCACTGGGACTGGACGATCGGGATGCGCGACGGATCCCACACCGACCCGGGGGCGAACTTCCCCTGGGACTACTTCATCCAGAAGGTCAACGAGGGCGGCGGATCTGCTCCGCTCCCGATCATCCCGGAGGAGATTATGCAGCTCGCCGAACCGCACTGGCTTCCCAACAGCCAGACCCACCCGGAGAAGGACGAAGACGGCTGGGTCAGCCACGCCGCCGCCGTGGAGGTCGGGAAGCTTTCCGCCGGCGGCAACTCCACCGTGGTCGCGGCGATGTGGTTCAACCTGACCTCGTGCGACTTCGGCGACCCGGACGGCAGCACCGAGTACGCGCTTTGGATCGGCAACGACGCGGGCAACATGGTCAAGTTCGGCGGCGGCTCCTCGGATGCGGAGGGCACGCTGGCGAACGGCAAGGCAATGAAGGGCAACGCCTTCCGCCAGTTCGTGTTCCCCATCGGGACACGGCACTTCACCCTCCGCTACCGCAACCACGGGAAGGCCCGCGCCGGCTACAGCTTCCCGATGCGGGCCCAGTAATCGTCCCGGGCGTGGGTCCGGACGCGAGAGAGGAAACGATCATGAAGGTATTCGGCCGGGACCCCCTGGCGTGGACGGCGGCCATCGCGGCCGCGGTCCAGTTCATCAGCGCCTTCTTCATCCCCGTGTCGGTCGAGCAGCAGGGCGTCATCGCGGGCGCCGCGATCGCGCTCTTCGGCTTCATCGGCGCGGCGAAGCTCCACGACGGCACCTGGGCCGCCGCCGCGGTGGCGCTGGTGAAGGCCCTCATCGCCGTGGGTCTGGCGTACGGACTGCACTGGGACCCCGAGCAGCAGGCAACCGTCATGCTGGCCGTCCAGGCCGTGCTGACGCTGGTCACGCGCGAGCAGGTCACGGCGCCGGTCAACGCGGCCGGCCAGCACATCGGGAGCCGGGCACTGTGAGCGAGGGGCGGGGGTGGTCGTTCGTGCTGCCGTACGTGCGGCCGCCCCTGTCCGCCAACCGACGGAAGCACTGGTCACCGGCGCACAAGGAGTACCGCGAGACCCGCAATGACCTGTTCTACCTGGGCAAGCACTGGCAGCAGAAGCACGGCCTGGCGATCACGCCGGACGCCCAGGTGGACGTGATGCTGATCTGGTATCCCGGCTCGGACCGGGTGGCCGACAGCGACAACCAGACTGACTCCCTGAAGCCCATCCTGGACGGGCTCACGCTGGCCGGCGTCTGGCCGGACGACCGGGCGAAGTACGTCCGTACCGCGGCGGCCCGGGTCGTCCCGCGTTCGTACGACCCGGAGGACCGTGCCACCCCTACAGTGATCCTGGAGATCCGGGAGGTGGTGACCGATGGCGGTGATCGGGACCGTCCGCAACACCCTGACGGCCGCCGACGGCCGGGCGCTCCAGAACGTCCGGGTCTCGATCAAGCTGATTGCGCCGCTGAACCCGTTCCTCCTCAACGGCATCGGCGAAGTGCTCCAGGTGGTCACGGTCGATACCGGCACAAGCGGCACGTGGTCCGCTGAACTGCTCGCCAACACCGAGTACGAGCAGGAGAATACCTACTACCTGGTAGACGAGACGTGCGCGCCCGGCGGCGGGAAGTGGTCCATCCGGATGCCCGACGGCGGCAGCTACCTCCTCCGGGACCTGCTGATCTACATCCCGCCCGACGAGAACCCGGGCGGCCCGGTCGTCGTGGGCGGCGGCAGCCACGTGCACACCCAGTCGAGCCCGGACGACACCTGGGTGATCAATCACCGGCTGGGCTACCCGCCGAACATCGACGTGCTGGGGAACCTCGATCCGCAGACGCCGGCCGATTGGATCGGGTGGAACAGCCGCACCGACCCGACCCCCGACCAGACGATCTTGAAGTACCTCGCCCCGGTCATCGGCCGGGCCGTGTGCTCCTAGGAGGGCCCCGCCATGCCTCGCGCATTCGAAAGCACCGTTGACTTCCGCAACCACCCGGTTCTGAACCTGGTGCTGGAGCTGATCGCGGGGAACCCCGGCACCACCCCCGTCGACGCCCGCATCTGGTACGACTCCACCGCGCAGACAGTGAAGGTGCAGATCAACGGCACGACCGTGGACCTGCGCAACCGGGCCACGATGACCGGCAGCCAGACCGCGGCCACGATCTCCGACTTCACCGCCGCCGTCCAGGCGATCCGGTGGGCGTCGATGCAGCCGCCGAACGCCGCGGTGCCGATGAACACCCAGAACTTCTCCGGGCTCGCGACGGCCACGGCGAACGGCCAGGCGGTCGAGTACGCCCAGTTCCAGACGGCGCTCCAGAACATCCAGGTGGGGATGGACTTCAAGGAGCACGTGGACATCATCGCCCTGGCGAACGTCACGCTCTCCGGGCCGGGAGCGACCATCAACGGCCGGGCCATGGTCGCCGGCGACCGCGTGCTGCTGACCAACCAGACCACCCCGAGCCAGAACGGTCTCTGGGTGTGGAACGCGGCCGCCGCGCCGATGACCCGGCCCGCCGACTCGCCGACCGGCAACACCGGTGCCGTCGTCGCGGGCACTGTCGTGGAGGGCTACAACGGCGCCACCCGCACGCTGTGGATGCAGACGGCCACCGGCACCGGCACGAACGGCGCTATCAACGTCGACACCGATGCCCAGACCTGGACCAGCCCGTTCTCCATGTCGCTGATCGCCGGCTACGGAACCACGATCACCGGCGGGAACAAGATTGCGTTCAACCCGGGCACCGGCATGGCGGCCGCGGGAGCCGATGGGGCGCCCGCCGGGATTGACACCGCCATCGTTGCGCGGAAGGCGGGCGGCGTGGTGCCCACCGCCACCGGCAGCGGCTTCACGATCGGGGCCAACGACTCGGGCGGGACGGGCTTCCAGGCGGTCACGTTCAACCACGCGCTGAACAACCTGTGCCCGGTCTTCGTGCTCCGCTACGGCTCCACGGGCGCGGACCCGGGCCAGGAGGTCGAGACCGACAACAAGCCGGTCAGCGGCACCGACGCGAACAACATCGTGTTCAACCTCCCCAACGGCTTCGTGGCGAACCAGTACCGCATCCTGGTGATCGGCTGACATGGGCCGCACGTTCATCACGGGCGTGACGACGCCGGCCGCGGATTCCGAGCCGGCCACGAAGGCGTACGTCGATCGCTACTGTCCGGTAGGTTCCCGGGCGACGACGTACGCCGGGACCGATGGCACCAGCGGCACCGGCTCGACCGTCCAGACCTTCGCGCGCACTGGCCGCACGATCCACAAGGTCATCGGCGCGGCCAGCGCGCTGAAGCTGGAGTACCAGAACTGGTACACCCAGCCGAACACGCCGGGTGAGGTTGACGGCCCGAACAGTGTTAGCTACCGCGCGAGCATCGAGTACCCCGCAGGCCGCTGGCGCCAGATCTCCGGCTCGACCACCTGGGACGCCGCGACCGCGTACGCCGCGCTGGATCAGGTCGTCCACTCCGGCCAGTCGTACGTGGCGCTGAAGACCACGACCGCGGGCACCGCGCCGACGGCGGCCCTGGGCACCGAATGGCAGCTGGTCACCCGGTACGCCGTCAGCTTCGCTGGCCAGGGCGCGGACCGCCGGGTCACGGTGGCGTCCGGCGGCTCGGCCGTGTCCCTGCCGGTCTTCCTCTCCGTGGTCGAAGGCCAGTACTTCGCGGTCACCACCACGGTTTCCACCTCGCTGGCAACGAACGTCTTCCCCGCTGACTACGTGGGGATCTACTCCGGCGAGTTCGCGCTGGACTACCCGGCGGCGAACCCCGCGGTGGGCACTGTCGACCTGGTCGACAAGAACGTGACCAACGAGACGACCATGGCGACCGGCACGCGGGTGCCGATGCCGTCGGCCATCCTGGGGCTGCCCGCCTCGCCGGAGGCGGTGCGCTCGCTGGCGCTGGTGGGCGACAGCTTGAACATGGGCTACCTGGACGCCGTGCTGGACTTCCACCAAAAGGGCTTCCTGGCCCGCGGTGCCGAGTATGAGGACGTGCGCTACCGGCGGATTCCGCAAGGCGGAGACCGCCTCCAGTTCTGGTCGGCCAGCAACGCGGCGAAGCGGATCGCGCTCGCCCAGACCGCCACCTCCGTGATCATCTCGCTGGGCTCGAACGACGTGGCCAACGGGCGCACCCTGGCTCAGCTCCAGGCCGACAGCGTGGCCACCTGGACGGCGCTGGGCGCCAAGGGCGCCAAGGTCTTCCAGTGCACCATCACGCCGAAGACGACTTCCACGGACGGCTGGGCCACGAAGGCGAACCAGACGCCGGTCTTCGCCGCGGGCGGCGTGCGGGACACCTACAACGACTGGCTCCGCACCGGCGCCAGCACGACGATCAACGGGGTGACCGTGACCGTCGGGATGTCCGGCCACCCGCTCACCGGCGTGATCGACGCCTCCCCCGCGGTCGAAGACACCACCGATAGCCACTACTGGAAGTCGCCCGGCTGGACGACCGACGGCGGCCACCCGACTGCCCAGGGGTACGACGCGCTCGCGCTGAAGGTGCGGCCCTGGATGAGCCAAGCGCTCGCCGGCCAGCGCGACAACCACGCCGCGCTCCATGCCGTCGGCGGCCCCGACCCCATCACGCCGGCCAGCATCGGTGCCGCGGACGTGGCCACCCTGGGCGGCTACCTCAACGCCCTGTCGGCGGGCTACGGGGGATTCCAGGACTACCTCCTCCGCGGCGAGATCGCCAGCTCCGCTCCGAGCTGGGCGCCCGCGGGCGCGAACTTCGTCTTCAGCTCGACCCAGCGCACGGTCATGGTGTACCTCGGGTACGCCACCAACCAGAACCTGTCGCACCTGGAGTTCCTGGTGGCGACGGCGGCCGCGGGC